ATTCAATTGAATAATACTTTCCAACAAAAGGATCCATTTGAGTAGCAAGATTGACACGTTGCATCATCAACTCTTGCTCTTTTAACTCATTGAAATGGTTATCAAATAGGAAGTCATATTGAATATGTTCCTTCATTTCATCCCAATCTTCGGGAGAAATTACTCCTTTGAGAATGAGTTGAGTTTTAAGAATGTCGTGGAAGAGTTCTCCAAAACGCTTACGGAGACGACCGATAAATTTCGTAAATTTAAGTTCGTCACGGAGGACTTCAGTTGTTTTACCAAGATTGAATCCTTTGTTATCGTCGGTGAGACGGGAAGGAGGAAGATTGAGAGAGTTATAAAGTTTCTTTTTAAAATACTCAACGTCCTTAAGTTCGCCAAGGTTCTGTCCGCCAGGTAGAGTTGTGATCTCAGTACCACGACCACCCTCTCTGCGAGGTAACCAGAAATCCTCAAGCATACTCATATGCTTTTTGTCATCACGGATCTCACCAGTGCTGGCATCGTAAACTAGTTTGTTACGATAACGTGCCATCACGTCACGGAGATATTGTTCCGCTTTGACTTTAGGTAGATTGCCCACATCAATGTAGAAAATTCTACGTTCAGGAGCACGGGACAATCTGTAGATAACCAAAGCATCCTCAATCATCCTAAGTTGATTGAGTGATTTAATTGCCTTGTGCATAAAGCTCAAGTGCATTCTCTTGTTTAAATCTTGTAGTCCAGAAGAACAGAAGGCAATTGAATCAACTGCCATTTTAATACCTTGGGAATTAGACATGTCTCCCACTGGACCAAGAGCACCACCTCTCAAATATCCTTTTGGATTATATAAGAAATAATCAATGTACTGCCCCCATTCATACTCCATGGCAGTACCCTTCAATGCTCTATTTACTCTAGGGTCATCGGCACCCTTACTGAGTTTTTGTCTTACTTTACGAATTTTTAACGGGTCAATATAACGAAGTTCAGTAATTCCTTTCTTAGGATTATCTAAATCAATTACCTTGTGATAATATAATTTACCATCAATATACCAACTACGAATAATTTCATGAGCACGATTATCAAAATTCAACATCTGTTTGATTCTATCAAACTCATCGCGAATTTTTTTCTTTACTCCTGCTCCAACCTCTAAGTTGTTGAGGTCAACCTCAACACAACTGTCATTAGCATCGCTAACAACAAATTCATTCACAATCTCATCTACAGCAGAATCTACTTCAGGATGTAGAGACATGTCTCTATACCTACGAATGAGTTCAAACTCATTCCTTGCAGTAGCATCTGTGTCTACATATGTCCCAAAATAACCACCAGCTGCAATTGAAACTGGTTCATCAGCAGAAGGAGGGACAGGGGACTGACCCTTCTGACCCTCCTTGCGATTAATTTGGAAGCCAAATAACTGACTCATGATTACTTAATCAATGTGCTTCCTACTATTTAGTTGATACCGAGATTGCCATCTCCAGCAGTTGTATCGGAATCATCTCCTACAGTCCAGTATGAATATTGGAATTCAACTGAGAACTCTTCAATCTGATCATTGCTGTCATAAGCAAGATCAATTGCGGATGCACTAGTTGGGAATGCATACCAGAGTTTGTAGGATCTGAGTTCGTTACCATTGGTTGCGGAATCTTTCTCTAGTTGTCTAATAACTACAGAACGACCATAAGCAGTTGGATCAAGAATACCAGCAGTATTTGCTTGGTGTGTATTGATTTGCTCTAACCATTTTTCAAAGAAACCACGAATCTTCATGTCCTTATCGTTGATGAAGGTTGCGGTCCAGTTGTCAAAGGTTCTGTCACCTGCGATTTTTACCGTTCTTCCACGGAAGGGAACTTCAATCACACCAACGTTAGACGCTGGTAGAGCGGCAGACTTGCACATGAAAGATGCAAGTTCTGCATCTCCCGAAACACCATCAGGGAACTCAATGTCCACCTGAAACATATTTGGTCTGACGCCCTGTCGTACTTGCTGAAGAAACCCTGAGACGTTACTTGTAATTGCCATTGGTTTAAATTACTCCTATTCTTTGATATTTAATGAAAAAACTCAGCGTCCGACGACTTCGCTGAACGATACTCCAGTTCTAGTAGCAGTAAATGTTACTGTTACATAGTTGATGGAACGTGCAGGTTTGATGAATAGTTCTGCAACAAATTCGTTGCGGTCAATAACATCTGCTGTGTTGTTTGTTTCATCACAGATAACAAGGAAGTCGGTAATACCTTGCTGTGCAACGATGTCATTGAGGTACGAGTTGATGGTGGATAGGAATCCGCCACGAGTAACTCCATCGTTAATCTCAAATAGAACGCCCTTAGCAAGACCCTCAACTCTCTTCTCAATATTGAGGAAGAGACGACGAACGTTAATTCTGTCAAACGCGGAAGGTGATGCAAGTGCTGTCTTATCTCCGAATAGAACAACACCAGAACCAGCAAGCGATACGATTGGGTTGATTCTATTTTGATAGAGTTCATCTCTATCTGCTTTGTTTGGATTGTAAGCAAGTTTGATTACGTTGCGGATACCGCCACGATTTAGACCTGCAGGTGAAATCCAGTCAGCAACTGTTTCGGAAACATTTACACAAAGACCAGCAACGTCACCGTTGCAAGCAACGTAACGATACTTATCGTTGAAGCGGTCATACATGTACTTGTAACCACTGTCTAGGACAGCGTAAGAAGATGATGTTACCGAGTTAAAGAAGTTGATAGTGTTTGTTCTTTGATCCGCTGCACTTAGAGCTGCTCCGCCACTACCAATCTGGTTGTATTTGTGGGGAGATACGAAAGCAATACAATCTTTTCTTGATGCTGCAATAGCAACAACTTTTTGTGCTTTAGTTAGTGTGTCTGATTCCACTGCCATTGATCCACCCATAAGGAGGAAATCAACCGAAGTTTCTTCGGTGTCAGCAAAAAGATCATATGCTGCTGCTACTTCACCAGCAGTATATGAGTAGTCATCAGTACCACCAGAAAGTGTGTTGGTATTGACTGCTGCTAGGAGGAACTTGTCTCCTGAGGAAAGTGCAGATGCTGCTTGACCCCATGCTTCGCCACCGCCACCTTGGGTTGGTTCTACCAAACCTGTGAGAGCAGCACCATGGAAGATGTATTGTGATTCAACATTAATTACATCCTTGTAATAAATGCTTGCACCCTCTGTGCTCTTAGCATCGCTAATCTTAGAAAGGAATGTTTTTCTTTCTAGAACTGTATTTGCAGCACCAGAAATTGCTCCAGATGTGTCAATAACAGCAACGTGAAGTTCGTCATATGAGACACCTCTATCTGCAGCAAATGCAGAAGTACCAGGACGAGGACCAATTGCAGAAAGTTTCAAACCAGTTGAACCAATAGTTGTATTGGTGTACCAGTCCTTAACGTTGCTGATTGCAATGTTGTCGTTGGTTACTGCATCAACGGTAACGGTTAGATCGTTAACTGCACCAGTACCAAGACCAGCAGCAGCAACAGTTACTGTTTCTGCAGCAGCATATCCTGTACCACCTTGATTAATTACTACGTTAGTAACCGCTCCATTTACATCAATGGTAACGTCTAGTCTAAGACCAGTACCACTACCACCAGTAGGATCTACAGTATGTACTCCTGCTTGTGATCCTTGACCAGCGTATGCACCAGCAGTGACTCCAGTAACAACACCATCGCCTGGTTCATCAAAGACTTCAGCAGTGGTGAGAAGGGTTGTTGGATCGGTTAGGATAACTCCTAACTCTAGAGTTGCAGCGTTCCAAGAATAAATTCTTCCTGTTTTTCCGCTGACAGTTGAAAACGCAGTATCTGCAGCAGTGGTTGCAGGTGCGGAAGCTAGGGTAAGAATCTGATCAGCGCCACGGTCAACAGCGACTACTAACAGAGCGTTACCATGAGTACCAGCACTTCTTGAGAGGAATCTCTCAGAACCACCGACACCCGATGCCCAATCTGCTTCTCCTCGGACCAAAACAGCAGTACCAGATGACGCATTAAGCACGCCAGTCTCTGCACGAACAACTGCTAGGCCGCCACCGTATCCAAGATACTCAGAAGCAACCAAGAAGTCTTCTGCATTTGCTTCTTGTGGTGAACCGAAAGTAGAAATCAGATCCTTAAGGCTTGAAATTGAAACGATTTCACCGATGGGTCCTTTTTGGAACGACGATGCAAATGCTGCAGTAATGCTTGAAGCACCAACAATATTAGCATTTGTGAGGTCGCGTTCCCTAAGGACTACACCTGGCGAGACTTGACTTGCCATCTTTAATCTCCTTTAGAAAATTCAGAATAGATCTGAAATTATTTATTCTTTATGACACTTTCAGCGGGGAAACAATGCATGAACACATTACCAGTCTGGATACTCCCATCTTTGACCATCGTTTTTTCTGCGGTTTAAGACCCTTCTTTTTGTGCAGTCTTTACATTCATATGAATATGCTGACGGAGTTGTTCGGTTTTTTCTAATTTTATAAAAATCGTTAATCAATTCTTTAGTCACGCGGCATGTTCTGCATTTTCTCTCGCGAAAAAGAAGATGTTCCAGACTGAACTGATCCCCAATATCCATCAGTAGTTCCACATATAACTGACTTCTTCTTGCTTGTCTCCGTATTCCCACATAGTGCCGTCTGCATCAACGAAGGTATCGTCGCCCATACCGTCATCAATAAAACCAAAAGGAGCCATGTCCTGTTCAATTTGATTTCTTTGTTCATCATAAATTCGCCTCCTAATATCTTGGTCAGTCATTTCTTTGAAATATTCCTGCATGACTAACCATGCAAACAATACCATACACATAACAAGGTCATCGTGATATCCCTCGTCTGCTTCCCACGCCTGTTTTTTCTGTACAAACGTAGTAAGTTCTTGGAAGATCTGGAAGTCATTAAACAATAACTTGTCTTCCTCAATAATTGCTTTGAGATTAGAGCA